GCAAACCTTGAGCGTAACTTAGCAGACGGCGGTGTAACCGTTGCACACTGGCGTGTTACTGAATCTGAAACTGTTGGTGACGACACATTCACTGCATCCTCATACGGCACTGTAGGCTTTACACCTGACGCTGATGCTGACGGCTTTGTAGCTTACGATGACCTTACTGAGTCTGCTGTACTGGCATGGGTACACGAGTCAGTCGATCAAGACGCTACTGAGGCGGCACTGACAGCCAACATCGAAGCACAGAAGAATCCTGTGTCTGCTGACGGGATGCCTTGGTAATGGACTTGTCTATCATCACAGATATTGCGAACATAGCCACGGCGGTCATTGCGACTGCTTCTATAATCGCGGCCCTCACCCCAACGCCCAAAGACGACGTTTGGATTGCTAAGTTGTACAAAGTGCTGGAGGTGTTAGCCGTAAACATCGGCAAAGCAAAACAGTAAGGAGTGACTGACATGGGTAAAGACGAAAAAACCCCCATCACAGTGAACGAAAAAGATTACTTCATCGAAGACATGACCGACGAACAGGTCACTTGCATCAACCACATCAAAGACCTAGACCGAAAGCTATCTAGCGCACGGTTTAATGTGGATCAGTTATCAGTAGGCCGTGACGCATTCGTAAATATGCTAGCGGCATCACTTGAGCAAGTGGAGCAAGTTACCGATGAAGATTACCAAGAGCCTGCTAACCCTTCTGATTAGCGTCTCGATTCCTGCCTTCGGGCAGGATATCACCCCACAGCCTGAACTCGACCCAATACCTACTCGCGACGAACCTGACAACATTCGTAACGAGGGCGACTTGAACACCAATCAGATAGGGTCGAACAACAACAACCGCACCACGAACAACACAGGGCCGAATGCTGGCTCGCGCCTACCAGCCAATACAGCGGTCAGCCCGTCGCTTATGTCCAGCGGTACAGAGTCGTGTCTGCAATCTATATCAGGCGGCCTACAGCTTGTTGGCATCGGCGTTTCATCGGGTAAGTACATTCAAGATGAGGAATGCAATCGCAGGCGCAATGCGATCACTCTATCCAATATGGGCATGAAAATTGCGGCAGTCAGCCTTATGTGTCAAAACGCCGACGTGTGGCGCGCCATGTTGCTCGCGGCTACACCCTGTCCAGTGGTAAAATACGGGAAGATAATTGTTGGCAAGCGGGCCATGCTTGAAATTAAACAGCGGCCAAACCTGCTGATACCTGATTACGAAGACAATCAGACTTTTTATGACGCAATCCTAGGCATGGGGGTAGAGACAGATGAGACTGACACACCTACTTCTAGCCTGTCTGAGCGTTACCGCACAAGCGAGCGAGATTGATAACCTTATCAACGCCTCGCAGAATATCCGAGACGTGTTTAAGTACGGAATTCAAACCATAGCAGGGGCAGAGTCTTATGCTTGGCAGGGGCAAGGAATAGCTCCAAGTGGCATAGTCGACCAAGGCTTGCTCGATAAAGCCAAGCAGGACGCCTACAATTCCGCAGTGTTAGCCGTCGAACAACAGACCTATAGCTATGACCCAAACGCCTCACAGTATTTTGCTGACGAAGCTAGCACCGCAATGGACGTTGTTAGCCAAGCGATAGATGCTTACGTCGATGCAAGTGCGGTGTTGATTGAGGTGGTTACCGTCAACGAGTTGGCACAGGACGCGGCAAACGCAAACGACGAACGGCAGGCGATGGCATTACAGGAATACATCGGCGCTAATGACGTGACCCTTGAAGACACAGAGGTCGATGCCTACAACGACGCATTCACAGCCGTACACGAGGCGGCGGCAGTGGCGGCGGCATATATGGCAGTGGCTAACGATGAGACGTTATTGGAGCAAGCCGACGAGATGGCCTATGACCTACGCGTAACCTACCAAGAAGCGGCCAGCGTATTCTTCGACCAAGCCACTCAATCGGTATGGGTTTCATTTGATGGTGGGCAGACTATTCAGGGACTCAACCTCTCTGATTACTACGTGTCTGTGGAGCAAATTCTTATAGAGGGCGAAACGATGCCTTTCTTTCAAACTTCCCCCGAAGGCGGTTGCTGGTTCGCCGCAGACCCCGAGGCGTGTTACAACGAAACCTATGGCCCTTGAAGATTTAGAATTGAACGTCGGCGGAACGCAGATCAAAGGCGTCTGGATTGCTATTGTCTTGTCATTTGCGTCAACGATTGGCGGCGGTATATGGACAGCTTCGGAGTTCTTTAGTCGATTGGAGGCGCTAGAAGGCGATGTGAGCGATGCTACAGCAGAGACTGCCGTTGTACAGGGTAGGTTCGACGACTTACGTGCAGGGCAATCTGAGACCTTACAGGCGTATCAAGTCACCATCGCCAACATGCAACAGCAACTAGACGACAATAACGTCGGAGAATTGCAGGGCAAGCTAGCAGAGTTATCGACTAACCTGTCTCAGATTATGGAGCTACAGCGCGACCTGTTACCACTACGGGATAGGGTGGCGGCAGTAGAGAAGTCTAATAGCGAGACTGTCCTAACAGTCAATGCTAAAATAGAGGCATTAGGTAACGTATCCGACAAGATGTCGCGACACTCGCGTGAAATAGACGACATTTGGACTGCGATGGATGAATTGGCAAATCCCCTTGGGCGATGACATGGAAATCAATGAAGCACTAATCAAGCTAGAGGCGCACGAGAAAGAGTGTTTAGTCCGCTATCAAAACATACAAGATACGTTAAACAAGCACCACGACCGATTCGATAAGCTAGAAGAAAAAGCACAGCACGGCTTTGATAAGATAGAGAGCCACATCATTCGCGGTATTGGCTTTCTGTCTTTCCTGATGACTGCCATTCTCGGCCTTGCAGAGTACCTACGCTAATGTATCAGTTTCATAATGAGAGACCCTCACCCGAATTCCTGTTAGACGTCTCGCGTGGCGCAATTCCTAACGCGTTTAATGTTCATAAGTTCGGCGCTAACTTCGACATCGACCAAGCAGACGACCCCGAGAGTGTGTGGACAGGCGGCGGCGTTTATCCTTGGGCGTCACTTTCTAGCGCCCAAACTATCCACTGCCTATCGACCAGCGCCAGCGACACGACGACGCTGACGATTGAGGGGCTAGATGCTGACTACAATGAACAGAGCGAGACGATCACGCTGACGGGTACAACAGCGGTAGCGACATCTAACACGTACATCCGCGTTTTCCGCATGACCTACGACGCAGAGAACGTGGGCGACATCACCGCTCGCGTTACGAGTGGCACAGGAACCGTTGTGGCGCAGATAGACGCAGGGTATGCACAGACACTCATGGCGGTCTACACGATCCCTGCGGGCTTTACTGGCTACATGGTGACACTAGACGCAACTATCGACGGCACTAAGACGTGTCAGATGCTCATGTATCACCGACTGACTGGCAAGCCGTTCCGCATTGCGCACATTGCAGAGTCAGATGGCCACTACCGCTACGACTTCAACACGCCGCTCAAGTTGCCAGAAAAAACAGACGTAGACATTCGCGTCAACGAGGTCAGCGGCAACGACGCACGAGTCACGGCTAATTTCGATATCGTTCTAATCAAGGATTATTGATATGTGGCAGGCGTTGATCGGGCCAGTAGTCAATCTGGTAGGGGGACACCTTGAGAGGAAGTCTGAAGAAAAGCGCGCGGTGCATGAGCGCAAAATGGAAGCGATTAAGCATGACGCGAATTGGGAAAATATCCATGCAAGCAATGCGGCTAATAGCTGGCGCGATGAGTTTTTCTCTATTCTCTTTAGCATTCCTCTTGTGCTTTGTTTTATTCCACCTCTCGTCCCTTACGTTCGTGATGGTTTCGAGGTGCTGGAAACCATGCCAGAATATTACCGAATGCTCTTGGGCGCGCTTGTCGCATCAAGCGTCGGAATTCGCGGCCTTACTAGGTGGAAAAGCTAGTGTATAAATACTTTCACGAGTCAGAATTTCGCTGTCGCGAGACAGGTCAAAATGACATGAAGCCCGAATTTATTGCCATGCTTGATGAGCTTCGGAATCGGTGCGGATTCAGCTTCACTGTGACCAGCGGCTATCGCTCAGTAGAGCACACCGCGGAGCGTAACAAGAAAAAAGGCGGCACTCATACGCAGGGCATTGCGGCAGACATCGCAGTGTCTAACGGCGTTGAACGCATGAAGATCGTAAAGGAAGCCTTAGACATGGGCTTCGGTGGTATCGGGGTAGCTCGTGGCTTCGTACACGTTGACATGCGCACCACTACCCCAGTCATGTGGACCTACGGATAAAAGCCAAGGGCCGCTTACGCGGCCATCTTAACGTACTGACGTGCGCCGTTCTTTTTCTCAACCGCCATCAAGCGGCATCGACCCGAATCTAAATAAGCCTTCGCCAAATCCACTGCGTCAGCTTTGCGGTAAAAATACTCTGACTCACCAAGGCAGTCGCCCTCTTCGTTTTTGGTTGTGACCATCCAAGTCTCCCAACCCTCTTGATCGCAGTACCAAACCTCAGTGATAAACCATTTGTCGATGTACATTGTCGTCTCTCCTCTCAGTTGACGAAACCAGTTTAGCCTAAACTGATAAACTACGTCAACAACTAAATTAGCATTAAATGTAAATTAATTATCGTATCGGGCTTGCGCATTGCCTCAAGTGGTGTATTCTGTACGTGTTCCATGTGGAACTAATTGAGGAGAAGGGTAAACATGACCGACCAAATTGACAGGTACAACGAGGTGCTCGACAAGCTCGACGAGGCTCTAGCAGAGCTTAACAAGGCTGATCGTGACTTCGACCTGACCGACATCCAAGGTCAATCTGTTATTCAGCTAAGGCAAATTTATGACGCCATGACTGGCGACGTTCTCGATCTTGAACGCGAGTCATTTTAAGGAGGGTAACCATGACTAAGCAATTCATAGAGCCACAGCTTATCAAGGGCGAGCTAATAGAAGAGCTTGATTCGCTGGTAGGCCAGCTAAAAAACCTGTCTGTCTACAAGCCTAAGCCGTTTCAAATTATCGAAGCGGCAATGGATGCCCGCCTAGCGGATTTCCTAGAGCTTGCAGAGCAAGACTATATCAAGGGGTGGACTGACCAAGAGGAAGGCATCAGACACCGCGACGGCATGCCAGAAGCGTACAACGCTGGCTACGCCGACTCCTACGACTACGAAAACCAAGGAGGCATCTGATGACTGATATTCCACAGCCCGTCATTGACGTACTGAAAGAGATTGGCGAAACGGCCAAGACCTCAACATGGGACTGCCACGGCACCCGTGTAATTCTTCACAAGGCTTTAGAAAAGATTGCGGCAAAGAAAGGCATTACATTTGATGCGCCTGTTCACTTAGTTACTGACCCAGCTAATAAGCAGGTAGCCATTCAAGTTACTGGTCGTTTGATTGCAGACTTTGGGTCGATAGAGGCGTGGTCAATCGGTGAAGTCTCACCTGCCAACTGCAAGAACGCATACCCGTTTGCGATGGCTGAGAAGCGCGCCAAAGATCGCGTGATCCTAAAGCTGGCTGGCTTGCATGGTTACGTGTACTCAGAGGATGAGGCTGAAGAGTTTAAAGATTCTAAGCCTAGCGAGAATGATGGTTTGCTTGAATACAACGCCGCCGTCCGAGAGAACTGGGACTGGGTTAACGGCGCAAAGGAAGCAATTGCCAATCAGGATTGGTATTCACTGGCTGGAATGTGGGGTGACATCGACCACGAGACTATGGCGACTCTGTTTAGAGCGCCGACAAAAGGTGGCATTTTTACCACCGAAGAACGTGCGGCGTGCAAAGGCAATGACGCATTCAATCAAGCAAGGAAGGAGTTAGCTAATGGCTAGTGGAGTCAACAAGGCGATTATCGTCGGTAACTTGGGCGAAGACCCTAAAACAAGCGTACTGCCGCAGGGCGGTGCAGTCACAAACTTTAGCGTTGCAACCAGTGAGTCTTGGAAAGACAAGAACACGGGGCAGATGCAAGAGCGCACAGAGTGGCACAAGGTTGTCATGTTCAACCGCTTGGCAGAGGTAGCAGGTGAGTACCTGTCCAAAGGCTCTAAGGTGTACGTCGAGGGCAAGATTCAGACGCGCAAGTGGAAAGATCAGGCAGGGCAGGATCGCTACACTACTGAGATCGTCGGCAGTCAGATGCAAATGCTAGACAGCAAAGAGGCGAAGCCGCAGGCGCAACCACAGCAGAGCAAGGGAGGTTTTGACGATGAAGACCTGCCCTTCTAGTACAGGCCGCGCACTCAAGAAGGCGCAAGCGTTAGCAGGCGTCAGCAATGAGGAGCTGGCAAAAGAGTTTGGTGTCGGGAATGTCGCTGTCTGTAGATGGCGGCATAAAGACGACATGAAATTCTCGCTCGTCGTTCAGTTAGCCAACAGACTTAACTTGTCCCTAGATGAGTTTGAGAGGTTGGGAAGGTAAAAAAAAGCCCCGTCGAGGAAACGGGGCTAGACCACTTGCGGAAGGGTTTACGCTTGTGGCATCCTTAGTTTGCGTGCAAAGGATAGGGAAAATTATACAGCAATCTAGCTGTCTGTATACCTATCACCCCTATTCCTTTCTAAACACGCCTAGTCGAGCCTAGTCAAATAGTGCTGTCTCAGGTGCAGTCGCTCAAGAAAGCCGAGTTATTCCTACGACCTTTGAGGACGGGGACAAACAGTGGTTATGTTGCCAAGTAGTAAGGGCGCGGTGATGACAGAGCCGTTAATGATCTGCACTGATACTGTATGAATAATGGACTAGCTAGGAATCTTGTATAGGGCAACAGTCGTCCTCTAATGATCCCTATTGTCTAAAAAAAGGAGAAGGGTAGTGATTAAGAAAGACGGAACACACTGGGAGCCTTCGGATGAAGACTTCATTGCATGGCAGAAAGCCTATCCTAACGTGGACGTGTTCGCTGAGTATTCAGTAGCTGAGTCATGGATAGACGCTAATCCCACACGCAGAAAGTCTAACTGCAAAGCATTTGTTAATAACTGGTTGAATCGGGCCAGCAAACAAGAGAAGGGTATCTCTCCATTTGCCCAGAAAGCCCAAGAGCAGAGCGGCCAGTTAAGCTGTAAGCAGATGACCACCTTGGATATGCAGACGCACGACTTCTGCAACAGCGAGGCGTTCAGGCAGAATTGCTTAGAGAGATATGGGCAGTATATGACCCTTGAGGGTGTGAGGGTGACGCGATGACAAACGTGACTAGCATTTATTCGGGTAAGAAATATAACGCTAGAACAATCCTTAACGATGGCGTTGGTCAGATAGCAGGCTGGCAAGGTGAGGCGGCTTTTGCCTTAGAGCTGATGAAAAACAAGCTACCGTTTACGCATACAGGCTGTTTAAACCATCCCTACGACTTCATCGTCTACGCAAAAGGCCGCAAGGTAACCATCGACGTTAAGTGCAAGAAGCGCAATGTACAGCCCTGCAGTACCTTTGAGGGGCATATCAACACCTATCAGCAGAAATTTAACGTGATGGCTTATGTTTTTGCCAACGTGACAGATGGCGAGGTTACTTTTATGGGATGGATGTACAAAAAGCACTTTTGGCAGAGGGCAAGAATAGTTGAGAAGGGGCAAGTCACTGACGGCGGTTTCACTGAATACGATCAGAGCGCCAAACTCAAATACGTTGAGATGATACCGATGGACGCACTATGGGAGAGGCTTTGTGATGGGTGAATTCTGGCTGATAAAAGATCCAATCGAAATCAAAGACCGCATGGAAGCTTTCAAGAAATTTCTTGAAACGGAATGGTGCTGGGAAAAACCTGTAGCGTGGCAGGTGAAGGAGTACAAGCCACGTCGCTCGCTTAGTCAAAACGACCTATTCCATGTGTGGGTAAGGGACATGACACGGCACTTCAAAAAGCGGGGCGGATTTACGGGTACGGAGGATCAATTAAAGCTCATGCTGAAGTACAAGTTTCTTGGAACCGAAGACGTTGAGGTGGGCAAAACGACGATACCCGCACAGGTACGCGGCACTTCGACGCTAGACAGGGGAGAAATGCTATACTTCATGCAACAAGTAGAGGCGTGGTGCATTGATCTAGGGGTCAAACTAACACACCCTACCAATTCGGAGTACCGCAAACTGGGGGGATGAGGCATGAGCCTTGTGCAGTTTTGCAAAACCGAAAGGCAAAGAGAAGTAATTAGCCGAGTAGAAGAAGGCAAGAGCCAGCGAGATATAGCTAAAGAGCTGGGTTTAAGTCGTGGCACTATCAGAGGGCACCTTGAAGCGGTTAGGGCAGTAGCCGCGAAACAAGGATACAGCCCCGAGCATGACTACACGCATCCCGTCCCTTCTGGGTACACGGTGAAGGGTGTCTCAAGTCTATACAACGACGAAG